GCCAATGTTCATATAGGAGAATTGGCTGAAGTCTATGTAGAATTAGAAAAAGAAAAAGACAAGATCGGAGAGATAGGAGAAAAACCTATCACTTCATATGCATCTGAAGTAGAAGCAATTGAACACAAGAATAGAATCAAAGACTTAAGTGGACAAGTTAAACGTAAAGAACAAGAAGAGAATCCATATACTGATCAAATCAGTGACATGGAAAACAATGCATTACAAGAATTTGACTTTGACAAGATTAATGAATTATCTCGTATAGGAGATCATCAGAAGTTCTTACTAGACCTTTTAACAAGCAAAGATTCGTTTGTACGTAAGAAGATTATTGATCAAAACTTATCATATTTAAATTCAAGGTTGACATCTTACTTAGATAAGATGGGCTTACCGCATCAAGTTGTGTTCCAAAACGATTTATCTGTAGAAATTACAGAGTTGGGTAGAGAACTAGACTTTGACAACTTAAGTAGAGGTGAACGTAACAGACTTATATTAGGACTATCGTTTGCATTTAGAGATGTGTGGGAGAACTTATACTTCCCAATCAATACATTGTTTATTGACGAATTGATTGACTCTGGATTAGATTCAATAGGCGTTGAAAATGCTATGGCTATTCTTAAAGACATGGCTCGTAATCGTAACAAGTCTATTTGGCTAGTCTCACATAGAGAAGAACTAGCAGGAAGAGTTGCTAGTGTCTTACAAGTTATTAAAGAGAACGGATTTACAACATATAGTACTACCAGAGAAATGGAGAATATGTGAGCCTAGCACTTTGGCACTGGCACATTGAGATCAGCAGTAAGTGTACACTAAAGTGTCCTAGATGTCCTAGACAAGAAGTTCCTGACACATTAGTTAGTACTGAACTTAAGTTAGATTTCTTTAAACAAAACTTTCCTAAAGAATTCATTCTGAAGAATGTAGAAAAATTAACATTCTGTGGTGACGATGGTGATCCTATCTATGCACATGACTTCATTGAAGTCATCCAGTATTTCAAATCTATAAAGCCTAGCATAGCGATCATTATCGTCACTAACGGATCATATAAAAACGAAGATTGGTGGACACAATTAGCAAAACTGCTAGACGAACAAGACCAAATACATTTTAGCATCGATGGTTGGGACCATGAAAGTAATAGTATCTATCGAATCAATTCTAATTGGTCTAGTATTATCTCTGGTGTCATGGCACTGACTGATAATTCTAAATGTTACACTGTCTGGGACGCAATAGGCTTCAAGTTTAATGAAGATAAGATAGAAGATATGAAATCTTATGCAAAAGAATTAGGCTTTGATGCATTTCAATTAACCAAGAGTACTAAGTTTGGTAAGATATACGAAGACTCTTATGGGAAAGAAGATGCTTTACAACCAAGTGACAATCTGTTATCATCTAGTCATAGATTTGAAAGAGAAATTTTTAAATTAACAGACAAAGAAGTATTAGAGCCTTGGATGAGAACAAATATTAAGTTGTATGAAGAATCTAATCTCGTAGGCAGTGAGAGACCTCTTTGTCACATAGGTAACAAAGGAAGTTATATCAATGCTAGGGGAGAGTTTTATCCATGTTGTTGGGTTGCGACAAGATACGGTCACAATGACAAATGGGCAGAGACAGGTAAGAAATATAACTTACATGAAAAACAATTACCCAAAGTAGTTATGGATTCTTTTTGGGTATCCGAGTTTATACACGGCTCTTACGAGTGTCAGAACAAATGTGCCCAGCACAGAGTAAATAAAAATTATGCCACTGAGTGGTAAAGAGATAACTATATATTATGCCATCACCGTCTAAGAATAAAGGATCAGGATACGAAAGAGAAATCGCAAAGTATCTTAGTGAACTTTATGAAGAAAGTTTTATACGAGCACCTGGATCAGGCGCTTATGTAGGTGGTAAAAATCAAACCCGTACAGAAATTCTGCACGAGGGTCAAATTCGTAGTTTTAAAGGGGACATTGTTCCTGGACAAAGTTTCGACAAACTTAACGTAGAATGTAAATTCTACGCAGACTTTCCTTTTCATCAAGTACTTGCAGGTTCATGTAAGCAACTAGATTCATGGTTAGATCAATTAATGGACGTAGCCGACGAAGGCGATTTAAACGTTCTGTTTATGAAATTTAATCGTAAAGGACGTTTCATATGTGTACCTAGTAAGTATACATGGGTAAGTGATCAGTTTATGTATTACACTTCAGCAGATCATGCTGATTGGGTTATTATAGAACATGATCACTTTTTCAAATTTAACAAAAAAATATTCAAAGCATATTCAGGCATATCAGAGACCAACTCACAGCTAACCGACACCAAGTCAACACAAACTTTACCTAATTAATAATTAGTTAACTACATAAGCATAGCCGTAATCAATGCTCGGCTCTCCTCGAGGATGCAGTAACCCTGCTGACGGATTTGGAGTAGTGTGTTATACACAACAATACCGAGAAGGCAATCGTCATGGTAGCGAACCTTCAATGAGTCTATATCTATTTTGATTTGATGATATAGAACATGCGTTGCTGAGATATTATGTTTATTAATATAATAGGCTCAACTACAACCCAGTAAACTTTACAGAGCAACCGGTAGCGATTAATTATAGTAACGTAGTTAGTCGGGGATAATCAACATGGATTGACGGGGATAATGAGAACCGAAAATTGCTGTGGTAGTGCTTGTCCGGCACTACCATGGCTTTCAAAAGATAATAAGTCTTAATTAAATTAATTAAGAATTTAATATCCTTTTTATTAATAATAAAATTACGAATGAACGAAGTGAATGAGTAATTAAGTTCTCGTAGAGAACTTTTAGATGACACCAATAATATCTTATAGTGTTGGTTAGAAAAATGGTAATTGAGTTTCTTTGGTAGTTTCCAGGTTTTTATCTATGAGTGTTCTAAGACCTTCACGTTCTAATTTAGACATGTTAAGTACGTCTTCATAAGTGGCACCTCCTCTCATGTACCAAGAATATGAAAGTGCTTGATCTTTGATTCCCTGTGTGTAGTTTTTATACGATTCTATTAGGTCTTTTATCCCGTCAGGGTCCAGTGATAAAAGCCTTATGCGAAAAAATCAGTTGCGTTAAGAGTAAATGGCTGAGTGTATTCATGTTCGCATTTTGCACATTTCATATCTAATGATTTGATTGTACTTGCGGCTCTGAGTTCTCCATTATAATCTCGTATTCCTTCATATGTTTTTGTATCACAGTTTTGTAAGAAATCAATGATATATTCTTTTTCAGTAATTTCTTGACCTTCTGGGGCAACAATCTTAGAAATTGCACCAGTTAGTACTTCCATTGTTACAGATGTTATTTCTACTAATGCCTCTTGACTTTTTTCAATACGTTCTTTTTCATCATCAATAAGATTCATATCCTTATACTTTGCTTGTATTTCAAACTGTCTTAAACTTACAGCATTCATCTCTTTATAATTTATAGGAGAAAAGTAAACTGATAGTTCACCGACATTGTAAGGCTTACTGTAATCACCAGCAGTAATAGTTCGCAACAGATTTTGTAAGTTGATTGCGTATGATTCTGTTTCGCCACATTCTTCTTTGGGACAAGTAGATTCTACTTCGATTGCCTCGTCACCAGATGCGGCTTTAATACCAATAAAAATTGCATCGATGTCACAACTTAATACACTCCAAGGATTTTTAATAGCAGGAATACAACTTTTAATAATCTCTACTGTTGCAGTACCATTAAATAATGCGTCTGGTGTTTTTGTTGTTATTTCATCGATAGCAGTCATAGGATAAACTGGCAATTCTAAATTGTTTTCATCCTCAAATTCGATATCGTCTGGACCATATCCTTCTCCACCTGACGGCAGGGATATGAACACTGCTGGTCTACGAAAGTATTGTCTAAGTGGATTGTTTTTGTTTTCTGTCATTTTCTTCCTCATATTTTATGGGTATTTTACCAATACTAAATAGTATTGTAGATATATTTAGTGGTAATATACACCCCCATATAAAATCTTAGGAAACCGGGCATAATGGAAGAATACGACCAAGAACAAATAGAAAGATTGATAAAGTCATTGGGTCCGTTACCTGATTCTTTTAATAAACTTGCTGACTCAATCAAAAACGCAAATGGCGGTTTAGGCGGTTTAGGTGATAGTGCGAAAGATGCGGCTAACAGTATGGGCACTTACTCTACTGCGAAGAAAAAAGCGACAGAGGCAGAGCAAAAGCATGTCAGGGCGACTGAAGATAATACTACGCGGTCGAAGGCTGCCTATGATCAATCGATAGCGGCGTTAAACACTTTAGGCGATGCCTTAACTAATTCTCAACCTTCTTTTGCAGACTTAGGTGGTGTAGCTACAAATGCTGGCAAAAGTTTAGGTAATTTAGCAGAAAATCTACTTCCGGCGTTCGGTGCCCAGATTAACGTAGCCATCCAACTTTTAGGTGAACTTTCTGCCGCATATCTTACACAGTTTGCTGAACAAAATGAGTTCGGTGGACAAATGCGTAAGATGGGTGTAACTGTTGCAGAAATGGGTGATGGCACTCGCAACACTACAGATAGTATGACAGACTTAGCCAGAGAAGCAGGTTATACTAGTGAAATGTTAAGTAAAATTGCTGGCATGATGGTAAAAAGTAGTGAAGCAGTTGCATTACTAGGCACAAACTCTACTGACGGTGCTAAAGCATTCTTAGAATACTCCAATATCTCAAAGACTGAACAAAAACGTTTTGCTAGACTTGGTTACACAATTGAAGATTTGAATGCAGTTCAAACAAATTACATAGAACTTCAAAGAGCAAGTGGTATTAACACAAAGGCCCAAAATCTTACTGCACGTCAGTTGCAAAAAAGATCACTTGAGTATGCAAAAAGTTTAACTGCGATATCTGAAATTACTGGTAGGAATGCCGAGCAACAGATAGCCGCAGAACAACAACAGAAAGCAGAATATCGTAATAAAATAGTCTCAATGAACCAGCAACGTGAGATATCAGCCTTAGAAAGAGAAGCGGCTAATGAAACAAATGCCGCTAGAAAAAAAGAATTAGAAGATAAAGCCCAGTCAATGAAAGATGAGTTAGGTGCAAGAACTCAAATGACTGGTACCTTGGCAAGAATATTAGGACCTGATCTAGCAGAACAAATTAACACAGTAATGATTACTGGTAACTTTGATGAGACAACTACAGCAATCGCACAGTTAGGATTAAATGCTGGCGATCTTGCAACTGCATTTGAAGGTGTTGATCCTGACAAGCCTGAAGAAGTAATGGCGGCAACACAAAAAATCTTGTCTGATGTTATTTCTGGACAAGAAGATGGTTTAGAAAGATTTGGTGATGCACTCATTAGAATGGGTGCTGATGCAGAAGGATTTGGTAAATCAGTTGGTCTAAGTGCAGAAAATTTAAATCTGTATCAACAAGCAATGGACTCTGGAGACGAAGATAAAGCGAGAGAGATATTAAAAACAGCATTAGACAATGTTAATGAAACTACTAAAAGCGGTAAAGATACTCAATTAGATTTCCAAGCAGAGTTAGAAGCCATGGCCAGATCAGTCAGAACAGCCTCAGATGGTTTGTTAGACTTTGCTGGTCCAGCAGTATTGGTATTGACTGCTGGAGCAGTCGTAGCCTTAGGAATAGCGGCGGCAAAAGCGGCTACGTCATTGGCTCTATTAGGTGGTCCTGGTGGCATGAAAGGCATGTTTAAAAATCTTGGTACTAAAGGGGCAAGCCTTGCTACTAGATTAGCAGGTTCTAATGCGTTTAAAATAGGTGGAGGTGTTGCAACTGGAGCTATAGCGGCATATGGTTCATATGATGAAGGCAAAGATGAAAGACGAGACATTGCAAACGATCTTGCAGACGAAAATATAGATCAAGCAGAAGCAGATAGAAGAACCACAGTAACTAATGCTGAAACTACTGGTGAAATGACTGGTAATATGGTCGGCGCCGTAAGCGGCGCATTTGCAGGTGCTAAAGCTGGAGCAATGCTCGGAGCATTTGGTGGTCCAGTCGGAGTAGCAATTGGTGGAACACTAGGTACTCTTATTGGAGCAGGGTTAGGCGCATGGGCAGGTGGAAAAGGTGGATCAGAAGTTGGTGAAAAGATCGGATCTAATATGGGTGCAAGCCTTGAGAAAGATGTTAGAAAAGCAAATTTAGCCTTAGCAGAGCAAAGTGGTTTTTATGATAAAAAAGGAGCATTCAAAGACAGTACAGTAGACTTTGATAAAGTTAGAGCGGCTCAAAAAGATAAAACTCTGACGCAAAATACACTTCAATCCATGTTAGAAGATAATGACATGAGTGATGACGATGAAGCAGAAATCACTAAGATTCTAAACCAGATGAAAGATGCCAATGAAGGACTTGAAACTGAGAAAACAGTAGCAGATGCTGAACAAGCAGATATCAAAAAAGAATCAGAAGCTGATGAGAAACTAATTGCAGACCTTGGTTTAGATGGAGATACACAGACAGAGATTGATGATGCAGTAGTTGAAGTGCAAAAAGAAATGGTTACTAAAACAGACTTATTAAAAGATTCGATTGATAAACAAGCAGAGGCTACTGCAAGACTTATTGTTGCAACAAATGTAGTAGCAGAAATAACTGGTCAGCAAGTACAAATAGAAAAGGCTAAACCAGAAGAACTTCCTCCAGGAGTTATGCTAGACACATTGACTGGTGAATTTAGATCATATGCATATAAACTTTCTGATACTAAAGAAGGCGGTGGTCTGTATGCTAAAAACTTTAAAACAGCAGAAGAAGCAGATGCATATCAAAAATCAGACCAATTTGGCCGCGACCCTATAGCCGATGCAAGATTCAAAGCAAAAGAAGCCGCGGATTTAGCAGAACTAGATGCTGAACTTTTAGCAGAGAGGGGACATGTAATTCCACCACCCCCAGACACTAACAATCTTGTAACAGATCCAGATGCACAAGCATCAGATGAATTGGCACCAGGTACAGAAGATTTGCAGTTGGGTAAATTAGATGAAACACAGATCCTAGCAGAACAACAACTGGCAGAATCAAAACTGACCAATCAGAGACTAGGAGAACTACTCTCCAAGCAAACAGAAAGTAATGATCTGTCAGAGAAAATAGTTCAATACTCTTCAGTTTAACAGAGAAAATAGTTCAATACTCTTCAGTTTAACTAAATACATAGAGTACAAAGAGAACCTATATGGCATACACAAAGAAATTTTTAAACAAGAGCGGAGTATCAAGTCCTATATCAGGGGGTAATAGTAACTCTGGCAGTTGGAATGGTGTAGGCGCCTCTGAAGCAGGTTACTCAAATACTGAATTTGGTTACAAGAACTACATGAGTAGGCTTCCTGAAGTTTACACAGGACATCCTAATAGAATCGAAAGATACAATCAGTATGAGATGATGGATGTTGATGCAGAAATCAATGCATGTTTAGATATTATAGCAGAGTTTAGTACACAACGCAACGATCATAATAAAACTCCATTTTCAATAGCATTTAGAGATGACCCTACACCACATGAAACAGAACTCTTAACTAAACAGTTACAACAGTGGTGTAAACTCAACGAGTTTGATACTCGTATGTTTAAAATGTTTAGAAACGTAGTGAAATACGGAGATCAAGTCTTTGTAAGAGATCCAGAGAACTTTAAACTCTACTGGGTTGACATGGTTAAAGTCATTAAAGTTATTGTTAATGAGAGTGAAGGTAAACTTCCTGAGCAGTATGTTATTAAAGACTTAAACATTAACTTACAGAACTTAACAGTTGCACAGAAAACAAACACAGATTTTGCCGCTAATCCAACAACAGGATTAGGTGGTACTGGTGGCGGTGGCGGAGCAGGTGGAGGCGGATACACTGTCCCATCTATGCCATACAACACATCAGGTAGTAGATTTACATTAGGACAAGCAGAATCAGCAATCGATTCTAATCATGTTGTTCACTTGTCACTAACAGAAGGCTTAGATCGTTTCTGGCCTTTCGGACAATCAATCTTAGAGAACATCTTTAAAGTATATAAACAGAAAGAACTATTAGAAGATGCTATCTTAATCTATCGTGTACAACGTGCGCCAGAACGTAGAATGTTTAAGATTGACGTAGGTAACATGCCTAGTCACTTAGCAATGGCATTCGTAGACAGAATTAAAAACGAGATACATCAAAGACGTATTCCAAGTATTCATGGCGGAGAATCAAAAGTAGATGCTACATATAATCCACTGTCAATGAATGAAGATTACTTCTTCCCAGTTACATCAGAAGGTAGAGGATCATCTATCGAAGTTCTCCCAGGTGGACAGAACTTAGGTGAGATTGACGATCTTAAATACTTTAATAACAGACTAGCAAGAGGACTACGTGTACCTAGTTCATACTTACCCACAGGTCCTGATGACAACACAACACCTCTAAACGACGGTCGTGTTGGTACTGCTATGATACAAGAATTTAGATTCAATCAGTATTGTGAAAGACTACAAAATTATATCTGTCAGAAACTTGATGATGAATTTAAATTATTCTTGCGTTGGAGAGGATTCAATATCGATACACAGTTATTTGATATTGAATTTAATCCTCCACAAAACTTTGCCGCATATCGTCAAAGTGAATTAGACACAGCAAGAGTCAACACATTCAGCGGTATGGAAGCGTTCCCTTATATCTCTAAACGTTTTGCACTAGAAAGATTCTTAGGATTGACTGAAGACGAAATCGTTAAGAATGAGAAAATGTGGGGAGAAGAAAATGCTGAAGAACCTGATATGGATCCAACAGGGTCTGATCTCAGAAGTGTTGGAGTCTCTACAGGTGATTTCGATGCTGATATTGACACAAACGCAGAAATCGAAGATTCTGAAAACTTAGAAGACTTTGGTGATATGGACGTAGCAGGTCCAGTAGGAACTCCAGGCACAGCTACCGGCTCAGTTGAAGGTGCTGGTGAAGTCGGTCCTACATAATAAGAAAAGATAAATACTCTTATGAAATTATTTGAAATGTTTGACGCCGCAATACCCGGGTTCCAAGATGTCGGAGATGACAACTCAAAACCTGTTTGGCGAACATCTAGGAAAACTAAACTCACATTAAACCAAATTAGAAAATTGCGTAAAATGTTAGATGTGAGAAATTACGAAAAAGCAAAACATTTACTGAAAGTTAAAAATCAGTATGGTGCAAAACCAGAAGAAGGCGCCGGTCCTTCTCTTTAAAAAACTAAAATTAATTTAGTTTTTTGCCTATTTTTACCTCAAAAACTCAAAAAACGTAAAAAAGTAGTACTTAAAAGCCACTTTTGGTGGCTATGTGCTAAATATCTTTACATAAAGCCATTTATAAACAATCAGGAGACCAATAATGGAAAACAAAAAATTTGATAAACTTATCGACCTCATTATTAATGAGAACGAAGAACAGGCAAAAGACCTTTTCCATGACATCGTTGTAGAAAAGTCCAGAGAAATCTATGAGTCAATTATGGCAGAAGAGGCTATGGATGACGATGACATGCATGAAAGCGAAGAGCATGTAGGCGAAATGATGGACGAAATCGCCTCAGAAGAACAAGGCGTCTCAGAAGATGAAGACGAACAAATTGATATCGAATCTGAAGAGATTTTTGACATTGACGGAGACTCTGGTGAAGAATCTTCTGAAGTTGAAGATGCTGTTATCAGAATCGAAGACAAACTAGACGAATTAATGGCTGACTTTGATGAAATCATGGCAGACGAAGACGAACTAAAAGGTCGTGACGATGAGATGGATGCAGACTTGCATGACATCGAAGACAAGCAAGATGATATCGAAGGTGATATTGACGACCAAGAAGTAGACGTAGACGTTTCTGTTGATGATGAAGAATTAGTTGCAGAAGCAATTACACTTCAAAAAGTCACAGCAAAAATGGGCGACAACGGTGAAAATACTAAGTCTCCAGTAGATGCAAACTCAGGTCAAAAAGGAATGGATGCACATCCAGTAGATTTTGATGAAGGCAATTCAGGAGAGCAAGGACGTCCAGCTCCAAAAGCAAAAGACGTTGATGGCGCTTCTAGCTTCCAAAATCAGCCCGGCAAAAACATGAAAGACATGTCTGCCGCTCCTAAGCCAGTGACTACACAGGCTTCAGGTACAAACACTAAATCTGTTATAGATTAAGGAACTGATATAAATGGCTTTATATCTTAAAGAACACTTAACATTCGACAACTCCGAAATGGTTGTCGAGTCTGTTAAAGAAGGTGATTCTGATTTGAAGACTCTTTATATGAAGGGTATCTTCATACAAGGCGGGGTAAAAAACGCAAATGAACGTGTTTATCCTGTCAACGAGATCGAAAATGCCGTAGACACACTGAATGCTCAGATTAAAGAAGGCAATTCAGTATTAGGTGAAGTTGACCATCCAGATGATTTAAAAATCAATTTAGATCGTGTATCACACATGATCTCAAATATGTGGATGGATGGACCGAACGGTTACGGTAAGTTAAAGATTTTACCAACTCCAATGGGTCAGTTAGTTCAGACCATGTTAGAGTCGGGGGTAAAACTCGGTGTATCTAGTAGAGGTAGCGGAAACGTTAACGATTTAGATGGCCGTGTAAGTGATTTTGAAATAATCACAGTAGATATTGTTGCTCAACCAAGTGCACCAAATGCTTATCCTAAAGCAATATACGAAGGTCTGATGAATATGACCAACGGACATAAAGTTTTAGAAGTAGCACGAGAAGCGAGAGGCAATAAACAAGTAGAACGTTATTTGAAAGATGAGGTAACTCGTCTTATCAAAGACTTAAAAATCTAAATAGAGGGGAAATCAGCATGTTAGATGCTATCAAACCATTAATTGATTCAGGTCTTATTAACGAAGATGTTGCAAGTGAATTAGAAAGTACTTGGAGCACTAAGTTAAACGAGGCCAAAGATCAAGTCCGCGGCGAACTCAGAAATGAATTTGCACAACGATATGAACATGACAGAAGTGTCATGGTAGAGGCCCTTGACAAGATGGTAACGGAATCTCTAAGTGAAGAAATAAAAGACTTCCACGATGAGAAGAAGGCTATTAACGAAGATCGTGTAAAAGCGAAATTGAAACTTAAAGAAAGTGCAGGTAAATTTAATAACTTTATGGTAACTAAGTTAGCAGAAGAAATTAAAGAACTACGTACTGATCGTAAGATTCAGTTGGAAAACCAAGATAAACTTCAAAAGTTTATCACTCATGCATTGGCTAGAGAGATCAAAGAATTTGCTCAGGATAGACAAGCAGTGGTTGAACAACGAGTTAAGTTAGTTGCAGAAGGTCGTGCTAAACTTGAAGAACTTAAAGCGAGATTCGTCTCTGAGAGTTCTAAAAGAGTTAGTGCTTCAGTTGCAACACATCTTAAAGGTGAACTATCACAACTTAAAGAAGATATTAAAATCGCTAGGGAGAATAACTTCGGTCGTAAGATATTTGAAACATTCGCAGGTGAATTCAGCACAACTTATCTAAATGATAAGGCTGAAACACGTAAGATCGTTTCTGTATTGAATGATAAAGAACAAGAACTAGCAGAATCAAAGGTCGAACTTGCGAAAGCGAATCAGATCATTGAATCAAAGGAACGTGAAGTTAACATTATTAAAGAATCTACTCAGCGTGAAAAAGAAATGGTTAAATTAACTGCTTCTTTGAACAAAGAGAAGGCTCAAGTAATGCGATCTTTACTTGAAAGCGTTCAGACGCCAAAGCTGAAGAACGCATTTGACAAGTATTTACCAGCAGTATTAAATGAAGGAAGTGAAAAGAAATCTGAAAAGAAATCTTTAACTGAATCTGTTTCAACTGTACAAACCGGTAATAAATCTGCCAAGAAAGAACAGCATGTCGAAGATGAATCTGATGCAAGTAGCAACGTGATTGATCTGAAACGTCTGGCAGGGCTTTAATTTAAACTAGACATAGATTAGGAGAAATAACAATGTCAAAAGTACTCTTAGAAAGTCGTTGGGGCGAAACCAAAGAAGCTCTGTTAGAAGGCTTAAAAGGCAATCGCCGATCAACAATGGGTGTCGTCCTTGAAAACACTCGCAAAGGACTCTTAAATGAGACTGCTACAGCAGGTAGCACCGGAGCAGGAAATATAGCAACACTTAACCGTGTAATCTTACCAGTAATCAGAAGGGTTATGCCTACTGTTATTGCTAACGAACTAGTCGGCGTTCAGCCAATGACTGGTCCTGTTGGACAGATTCACACATTGCGTGTTCGTTATGCTCAGTCATTGACTGACAACTCGGCTGCCGCTACATCAGTAACAGCAGGCGAAGAAGCATTATCACCATTCAAAATTGCACAAGCATACTCACGTACTGCTAGTGGAACAGCGACAACCAATTCATATACAGGTGGAGACACAGCGGTATTAGAAGGTAACGGTGGTAAACAAATCAGTGTGCAAATCTTAAGACAAGCGGTTGAAGCGAAGTCACGTAAGTTACAAGCACGTTGGACATTTGAAGCCGCTCAGGACGCACAGTCTCAGCACGGCATCGATGTTGAAGCAGAGATTATGGCTGCTTTAGCACAAGAAATCACTGCTGAAATCGATCAAGAGGTATTACTATCTCTTAGAACGTTAGCGGCAACTGAGTTCACTTATAATCAGGCTGCGGTATCTGGTACTGCTACTTACGTTGGTGATGAACATGCGGCACTTGCTGTATTAATCAACAGAGTTGCAAACTTGATCGCACAAAGAACACGTAGAGGCGCAGGTAACTGGGCTGTTGTGAGTTCTGCGGCCTTAACTGTATTACAATCTGCAACTACATCAGCATTTGCACGTACAACTGAAGGTACTTTTGAAGCACCTACTAACACTAAGTTTGTTGGTACGTTGAACGGCGCTATGCGTGTTTTCGTTGATTCATATGCTCCTGATACTCAAGCAGTATTAGTTGGATACAAAGGATCATCTGAGACTGATGCGGCTGCCTTCTATTGCCCATATATTCCATTAATGAGCAGTGGAGTTGTACTAGATCCAGCTACGTTTGAGCCAGTCGTGTCATTTATGACTCGTTACGGTTACATCGAACTAACTAACACTGCATCATCATTTGGTAATGCGGCTGATTACTTAGGCGAGATCGCAGTTCAAAACTTAACTTTCCAATAAGCCGATTATTATATAGTCAACTTATTAAATAAGTTTAAAAGCCTCTTTTATTAGAGGCTTTTTTTTGGGTAGAAAAAGGCTTGACAAATTATTTTTGAGGCAGTATAATATATTAAATACGAGTATAGTTTTAGCGGAGTACACCTATGAGTAAAAGAATCTTCAGAATTGAAGCCGGCAGATATGGCGGAGAAACAGTAATTGGAACAGTAAACGAAGAATTTGTTGAGTATTTTCTCAACGAACACGATGACAGAAGCGAAAGAGAATCGGCTATTATAGAACATGTCACTAGTTTAGATTGGGACGATGAGCAACCAGATGCTGATGCCCCTCTTCCTAAAGAAGATTACTATATGTGGGAGTGTGATGATTTGGAACACATTAATGCCGCATATGCTGATAGCGGATTCTTTGTAACAGAAGTAACTGGTTTAGACTCTAAACATGACTACTCAGAAACTGAAACTCCTTTAGAAGCAATTATGCCTCTTTATGGTAGAGAATGTTATTCAATGGGCACTGTGCCTGATGATGAAGACATTAAAGATGATGATAACTATGTTCCTACTTTAGCATTTCATAGCGGAGAGAAAGGTGGATTTGGTTGCTGGTTTGTAGAAACAGATGGCGAACCATTTGACAAATATAAATTCACATATGGTATTGTTGAAACTGATATGGGTGAGTTTATTGATTCTGTATGGTATGATAAAAAAGAATTAGAAACAGACTATGACTACAACGATACTACAGGCAAAGGCTATTATGCTGGTATAGGTTATATGAACACCAAGTGGCATGATATTGGCGACAAGTATATAGAAGGCGCAGAAAGTCTCAATGTTTATTGGGAAGAGTTTGATGATGAAGTAGAAGAAGCAAAGAAAGAAGCATCAACGACAGTTCCTTTAGATATTTCAGTAAATGAAATTGTAGGAGAAGTTGGTACGATAGACGATGTAGTAGAAGTTGATACTAACGTTGAGCCTATCGTTGAGCCACCGCTTGTATCCGAAGATGAAGCAGAGTCATATAAAGAAGTACAAGATCAACTCACACGATTAAATGGACACGGTGATGGTAGAGGAGAAGAAGGCGAAGAACTCTAAATGGCTAGATGTCGTCCAGAAGATTGTAATTTAGAAACAGACAACTTAACTATAATTTGGTACCACAATTATTCAGGTGGCAAATTTATGGCGAATTGTCTGAGTCTATCAGATCATGGCTTGTTCGGTCATAAAGAAATAACAGAAGCACAACTTAGAGGCGAGTTCTCTCCAGATGATAAATTAAAGTATCTTCTAGGTGAGTTATCTGAGATAGAAAAGGGAATGACATGGACTGATCTTCATATCACAGATAACTTTTTTTTCGGATTTGATAAAAAAGATTATATCGATCCTTGGAGAGGTATATCATACCATGACTATGTTAAAGATGTATCTCACGGAGATTACAAATTTTTTATAGCATCACACTTTAATCCAGAAGTAATTGAAATCAAAAAGATTTGGAAGAATGCAAACATTATCTTGTTCACACACCCACATGATTATGTAGAAAAACGAGCAAGTAAAGATCCAAACATTAAAGTTTTTTATGAACGTCTTTGTGATTATGAAGAAAACATAGAAGAAATGAGAGCATTACCAAATGTCGTTTATGAATTTGATGTGAGAAAATATGAATCTGAAACAGAAACATTAGATGCTGTTAAAGAAATGTATGATCTATTAGGAATCAGAGGATATGACAGAGAAAAATTATCTATCTATTACAACGACTGGTACAATAAGATAGAAGAAATCAAACTTTAAATTCTAATTTCTGAATCAACAGAAATTTCTAGTTGTTTTTGTCCTTCTCTTATTTTCTTATTTCTTAGTCTAGTACAATTTGCACACATTGTCAATATATTTTCTTTTGTTTTGTTATTTGGATTTAAGTCTCTATAAGCAATATCTAACTGAATCATGTCTTCAGGCACAAACCCACACTCAATGCACATTGTATTCTTCTTTGGTATCTTCTTAATATAGATTGCCTTAGCACAATCTACACAATATTTGTGCCACTTCTGAAATCCATGTTTACTAATACCGTTAGGTTTAGCAAAAGATATGTTGCAACTAGTGCATTTAGGTCTAACTGGTTGTCTTGTAAGCATACTTTTATTTATTAAAAAAGTGCTGTAGGGTTCTTTTTTATGAAATCATTTTTGTTATATCAGCATAAATACAAGATACAACAATGGAACTAACACATGGCCGCAGACAAATTTAATGCATTAACCGGGTATTCAGTAGGCTTGCCACCAATCGATGCTATAGCCGCAAACGGTAATATCGTTACAAATCATAACTACCCAGCCGGTAATGTCACATCTAACAGTGTTTACGCAAACAACTACTTTTATGCAAATGGAGCATCTTTTTCAAGTGATCCAGCAGGAGCAAACACTGAAGTTCAGTTTAACAAGGACGGAGTATTCGGTGCAAGTGCAAATCTAGTATTTGACTCGACTTCAGATACATTAACAGCACTCAATGTATCAGTCACTGGAAACACTGCATTAGGAGATGTACAGACTGTTTCTATATCAGGTGGAGTTAACGGATATGTTTTACAAACAGACGGTGCAGGTGGATTAAGTTGGACAGCACAATCAGGCGGTGGCGGTGGTGGTAATGGTAGCCCTGGTGGCTCCAACATGCAAGTTCAGTTTAATAGTGCAGGTTCTTTTGCTGGAGATGCAGGTTTCATTTATGATGTAGATACCAATCTATTATCAGCAACACATATTGCAGGTGAAGGTGGTAACATATCTAATGTTACATATGCAAACATCACTGGCATAGGTAATATCTCAGCAGTCAATCTTACAGGTGCATCTGATACTGTTTTATATGCTAACGGTGTGTTTGCAGATATCTCAGCAGGAGCAAGTGCAAACTTTGCAAACTTTGCGGGTAATCTTACAGTTGCTAGTCAACCAAACATAACTTCTGTAGGTACGTTAACAGGGCTTCAAGTCGGTGGAGGATTATCTGTAGTAGGTAACATCGGTGGAGCCAATATTGCAATCACAGACACTGCTACATTTACTGGGCCAGTAGTCATTGATTCTCTTGGTAATCTTGCAGTCTCAGGTAATGCTAATTTACAAACTTCACCTAACATAGAACTTCCAGTAGCAAACTTACATATTGACGGCGGACTCAACGGATATGTATTAGCAACTGATGGATCAGGTGGATTAAGTTGGACTCTTAACTCAGGCGGAGGCGGAGGTGGATCACCAGGCGGTGCTAACACACAGATGCAGTTCAATGACGGTGGCTTATTCGGTGGAGATGCCAACGTAGTTTACAACAAAACAACAAACACAATGACAATGGCAGGTACTCTTGTTGCAAACAACATGACTGTCGGATCTGGTGCGTATTCATTTAGAACTACTAAAGTCAAAACAGGCATAACAACAACTACGTCAGCAGTAGAAATATGTGCAACCGAAGCATCTACTGTTTCAGCGGTAGATTATACAATCGTTGCCACTGATCCAGCAAACTCTTCCAGACAGACAGTTAAGATCACATCAGCAGTATATGGAGCAACAGTCAACTACACTGAATATGCAACAATATCAGTTGGTTCATTACTTGCTGATTTCGCAGTGACTTATGTTCCTGGTGATGCATTTAGAGATGCACAAGTAGTTTTATATGCTACACCAGCCACTACGAATGAAACATCATATAAAATTCTTTTAGAAGAATATGCATCCTAGTCTTATAAAAATAATTTAAACAATTTATTACAATTTTGGGCAATATACGCACTAAGTTTATTGCGGTACAGATAAATAAACATATAGATTATTAACTTTCATTCCAAAGAAAATAAAACGAGTTTACGGAGACCAAAACATGGCAATAAAAGCATTTAACTCAGTAGCAGGATTCTCAGTAGGAGAAACTCCGGCTAACATTATTCTGAGTAACGGTTACATCACTACTAATGGCGCAACATTTACAGCAAATATAGCGGCTTTAGGGGTATTAACAGATAACCTTTACTACGCAAACGGAGTCCCATGGGACTTACAAGAACCAGCAGGGGCAAACACTCAAATACAGTTCAACGATGACCAAGACTTTGGTGCATCATCTAAACTAACATTTGATACGGCCACATCTAATTTAGATGTCGATGGTAACATTACGTTATCAACTGGTAAATATTACGGAGACGGTTCAGCATTAACAGGTATTGATGCTACAGGTATTCAAAACGGAACATCTAATGTTCGTATACCAGCCACAGATGGCAACATTGAATTAAATGTTGGCGGCGGACTAACAGCAAATATCACTGGCACTGGGGCAAACATTGCAGGTACACTTAACGTAACAGGTACAAGCACATTAACTGGCATAGTTACAGTACCTAGTACATCTGGTGCGATTGATGTCGCATTAGGAACTCCGACTCAAGGATCACTAACATCTAATGCAGTGACTTTAACAACAGCATCATCGGTCTCCAATTCGATTGCTCAGTTAAATGAAGTGTTAGGTAAATTAGTTCCTGAATCACCAGATGCTTTCCCAGGTGGAATTACATTAGCAGTTGATTCATTATCAACATATCGTATGACAAACTTCACACAGACTGATAACACAGATTCTGGTGGTAAGAGTGTCGCAGGTGGAACAACAGTTAATAAAGTTAGACGATCTTCATCATACACAACAAATGCAATTACAAATGTAGGACCAGGTGATTCTGGTACTATTACTGCATTACTTAATGGTGTAAATGCAGGACAACGAATCTTAACAACATCATTAGATGGTAACGGTACATATAGTAACTTGATTATTTCAAACAACGTAGACTATAACTCTGTAAATTCAAATGTAGCGGCAGGCTTCTGGTCAGTCTTTACAGCAGATACTGCAGGTACTGTTTCTGCAGGTTGGAATGAAATTCAAATTACTGATTCTGCCGCATCAGACACAGCGACTCCTGATTGGTACTATGACGGAAGTTCTCCAGGAACTCCACAGTTTACTAGTACTTCAATTACAGCAGATGCAACACCGAGTTATACATACAGTTCAACTGTACCACATTATAATAATACTAATGCTTTCCCTATAGGGGCAACTGTTAATAGATTATCTGGTGATATGTATCCAACAAGTGATAACTTCATTACTGGATCTTCAGGCGGAGCATTTAGTGCACCAGCATCTATTTCATATGCAACTGCTGGAGTAACTACTCCGTTAGCACAAAACTTGCATGTAGCATCAGGCGGTCAAGCAATCACAACGACAGCGGCGATCATCTCAGGATTTGGATCAAGTGCAAGTGGACCTAGTTTAAATTGTTTCAACTCTTATGCAACTGGAACACAAAATTTTGCTCCAGGTTCAACAATTCTTTATAAAACAGGAACATCATCTTCTTCAAGCAGAATCGAAGAAGCAAACGTATATATTGGTTCAACAATTGGTTCAGGATCAGGATTAGCATTTAGAATTGAGAATCCAGGTTCAGCAGATACTCCATCTTTCTCTGCAAGTGCATCAGCATTTGACAGTGAGAATGGACCATTACAAACATATGATGCGACTGTAGTAGCAGACTCACTTGCTCACAATGTCACAGACTATACATCTGGTTTCTTACCAGCAGGTCCTGACTTAAGTGGACAAGGCTCAAGTCAATATTTCACGTTTAAAGTTATCAGAACATCAGTATCTAAATTCGATATCAAGTTCTCAGGTACAGTGGCAGGTCTTTGGGTCTGTGTACCAGGATCAACAATTGATTCAGCATCTTCATTGAATGGTTGGGTTGACATGTCAACATCTTATGCGGGATCAGGTGTCCCAGGTGCAAATACTGGATCAGGCGGTAACGGATCAGACGGGTGTGCATTAGGAGGAGTTGTTCCACTTAATTCATCACAATCAAATCAGTCGTTCACTGCAACATTTGGTACAGTTAGTACTTCTAGTACATCAACTAACGAAATATATATTCGTATCAAATTAACATCTGGACAATCTATTTCAGCATTATCATTAGAATCAGCGAGTAATTAAAAATGAGTATACCTATTTCACAAAAAGTTGACCTACTTTACAAACAGGCATTCGGTGTCACTAAAACTGACACAGAAGCAAATAAAAGTCCAAGTAATGAGGCTATAGCAAGTCCATTACTAATTCGTGGTGATACACAATGGACTCAATCTGATCAGATACCAGGTGTAGCGGCCGCAACAGCAGGCATTGTTCAAGCATATACAGGTACTGGAGCGGCAGAGTGTACAGCAGATAATACTACTGTACCAGTTAGCGGTGTTTACCCTACTTGGAAAACAGGCTTAACTTACTGGATTCCAGCAGAATTTGGTTCTACTTACTCAGTATCAGTCTACGTAGACGATGCAGGAGTCGCAGATCCAACTTCAACAGGTACTCAAATCTTTGGTGCTGGTTCAGGCGGAACAGGTGAGTTCTTCTATAACTATCAATCAGGTGTTCTTAACTTTATCGGAGAAACAATTCCGACTGCTTTAACAAGTAGTAAAGTTCTTTACATCGTAGGTTATAGATACATCGGTAGTACTGGTGTAACTAACTTACCAGACGGAACTCAAATTGGTAATTTAAGTATTACTGATCAGACAGTTACAGGTCAAGATACTGATGCTAATATCATCCTTACTCCGAACGGAACAGGACAAGTTGTTACTTCAGGTAATGTAACAGCATCATTCTTTTATGGTAATGGTTCTCAATTAACAGGTATTGACACATCAGGCGTAGCAAACGGAACATCTAATGTTCGTATACCAGCCGCAGACGGCAATATCGAATTAAACGTTGACGGAGCACTAACAGCAAACGTTACTGACACTGGCATAGTAATGACTGGTGGCAACTTAAACCTTGGCAATGTGATTGCTACTGGTGTAGGTACATTTACAGGAAACGTAGGTGCAGGCAACGTAGATGGTGGAAATTTAGTAAGTGCTAACTTCTTTACAGGAACATTAATCGACGGTACATCAAATGTTACAGTTACTAACAATGGCAACATTGATTTAGTAGCCGCAGGCAACTCAACTGCTGTCATTTCAGGTACTGGCGCAAATGTCGTTGGTACTTTGAATGCAAACGGTGTAGCAACATTAGGTTCAGTCGTAACAGCACAAGTAACAGGCGCAGGCAGTGGTAACTTAACATTAACAGCGGGTTCAGCAGATGACTATGTTGAAATCAGACCTACAGGAACTGGACAAGTTCACGTTGGTGGTTCCAAAATTGAATCATTAGGAACTCCAACTGCATCAACAGATGCGGCAACAAAACAATACGTAGATGACTTAGCACAAGGTCTTGCAATTCAAGCACCAGCAATCGTAGCATCAACAGGAACACTAGCAACAATGTCTGGTGGTACTGTAACATATGACAACGGTACAGCAGGTGTTGGAGCAACTCTAACGATCTCTGGATCAACATTAACAGCAATCGACGGTATTACATTAAACACAGATGATCGTATCGTTATCAAAGACGAAGCAACATCAGCAAACAATGGTATCTACACTTATACAAGTTCAACTGTTCTAACAAGAGCAACAGACTTTGACACTCCAACTGAAATGGCTGGTGGTGACTTTGTATTCATTCAACAAGGTACAGTTTATAATGATACTGGTTGGGTAATGACTGATCCAGTAACAACTGTTGGTACTTCAGACGTAACTTTCGTTCAGTTCTCAGGTGCAGGATCATTCACAGCAGGTTCAGGTCTTACATTAACTGGTACTGTATTCTCTGTAAACACAGACAACTTAACAACAGACATCTCAGGTGGAAATGTAGTTGTTAAAACTTCAGCACAGTTTACTACTCCAGATATTGGAGCGGCAACAGGTACAAGTCTATCAGCAACTGGTAACGTAGCAGGTGGTAACTTAACAACAGCAGGTGTTGTAAGTGCAACTGGTAACGTAATTGGTGGAAACATCACTACAGCAGGCGTAGTAGCGGCAACAGGTAATGTATCTGGTGGCAATATTACAACTGGTGCTAAAGTAGTAGCAGTAGGCAACATTGATTCAACATCAGGCATCTTTAATGGTGACGGATTTGGACTATCAAACATACCAGCCGCAAATATTACAGGCTTAAGTCTATCAGGTATTGCAAACGGCACATCTAACGTAGACATTGCGGCGGCAGACGGTAACATCTCAATGGGTGTTAACGGAGTTGCTGACATAGTAATCGTAGCAGATGACGGAATTGAAGTTACAGGCACAACTAAATCAAGTGGTACAGTAACTGCATCAGCATTCACAGCAAATACAGGTATCTTTACAGGTAATGGCTCAGGACTAACAGCATTAACAGGTGCTAA